TCGGCCTGTCCCTCAGGCTGTACATTGTTTCCAGAACCTTCACCTTCTTTTTCTTTTGGTTCTTCGTCTGAAGCCATAACTTTAGCTCCACCTTTTTCATGATTATCCATATCTGAAGGCTGAGTAGATTGCTGCTGACCTTGGTCCGCAGTCGGGTCAATAGATTCATTTTCCATTTCCATTTTATTATTATCAGTATTAGGCATGGAAGGAGGATTCTTAACTGCATTTTCTTTAGCCCACTCATAGAGCTTAGCACATACAGCCAATACATCTTCCCAAGTCTCTACCGCAAAAGCCTCATCAACTAAAGGCTGCTCGTCAGCAGAAAACTGAACTTGAATAAGATCACGAAGCTTAGCCTTGAGATTGATACGGTCAATAAGGTTTACATATTGCGGTGAGATTGCAGGATACTTTGATGCACCAAAAAAGTCTTCTTCGTCTAACTTCTTGTAACCACGCTTAAATGAAGCTACAAGGCCAGGATACTTACGCTGAATAAGTTTTTCGATACGAATATCTTCAACAACATTCAAAAAGCTACGTGGACAACCAGGCACTTCAACGTCAGCATCATGCCAACCTTCCGGTGGAGTGAAGAGGGCATGGCCTACTTCATGACCCACTAACAGGTCGTATACATTATCTAGTTGTGTCCAAAGCGGTAAACCAAGTACACGCTTTTCAACATCAAAGAAGGCAGTTTGAAAATTGCCATGAATAACTTCGATGTTTTCAGTAGCTAAGAGCTTTGCTAATATAGACTTTTGAGTATTAATCATCATTGTCTCCTTCCATTATGTATATTCTATCACAATTTGGAGCAAATGTAAAGGACTTTTTTCACTTTTTTTGATTTTTTTTTAATTAACCACTAACATAGATCTTATCACTTCGCCGATAGAAGTTCTTTTGATTATGTAACTTACCCAAGACTTCTTGAATCTCACGCGTTTGTTTTGCAGAGCGTAGTGCGTTTTCAATTATGTCAATATCCTTTACTGACAGTTCAAACTTTGTATTAGGTTTCATCTTCTTTCTCTTTCGGAATCCATCTTTCGTCCCATATAGGATCATTCAACTTATATTCTTTAGGAACGGAACCCCACCCTACAGTGCGGTCCCATTGCCTTTGCGAATACTTTACTTTAGATTCGGTAGTGTCTTCACGAAGTCTGTTATCATCGGGAAGATCGGTTCCAGCGCCTTTGCGCATGCTCTTGCTACTTCCGTGCATTCTTTTTGTGTTCCATTAGCTGTCCTTAGTTCTACAAAGTGTGTCCATGACCTAAGTGTTCCATTCATGTACATACGAGAGACTGTCATACCTTCTGGTAAAACTGCTCTTGCTTGCTCCTTTGCAATACCATTTTGAATGGCCCAGTCATAAGCTGTTTTAGCTGTATTTTCTACACCAGCCTGTCTTCTGTTCCATTCGGTTACGAGTTCTTGCTGAGATGCATTCAACTGAATGGCGGGATCATTTTCAATCTCAATAGAGTTCTGTCTATTCTTTGGATCTTGAAGTCTACATTCCCGTCTTGTGAAGGCACCAGCTAACTCCTTATCTGGCTCGGCATACCGCTGCGAAAACTCTTGGAAAGAGAATGAGCGGTGTCTTAGAATTTGCCGTGCAATATCTCTGGTTGTTGTGATTTCTAAACAAGCACTGGCCATCTCAAGAGGAGACCAATGATTATGTTTTATAAGATACTGGACTAACTTGTCAGCAGTCTTCTTATTGTTTTGATTGCCTGGATTAGATACCCTTGCGCAATATGCTACAAGGTCTTGTGTATCTTCAATTCCTTCGATTCGAAACTGCTCAGTTGGAACCGAGTGGCTAACTAGTCTTACTTGCATTATGCTACCTTTGAAAAATTACGTTCTTTAGTGAATTCAATCTTAGACCTGAACTTACCGTCCAGCAAATCGCCTTTGTGCGATATGACGAACACGTTACTATCATCCTCAAGGGTACCCAAGATCTTCATCAGGTTGTCAATGCCATCGTGATCAAGCGAAGAATCAAAAGTCTCATCCAGAATCAGAAGGTTCGTGGATGTTGAGTTTTTCATCTTGGCTATTTGCCGCCAAGTAAACAATAACGAGAGATCGATACGCTGTTTCTCACCTTCGGAGAATGAAGCGTAGTTAAAGGCATCACGATGTCTTGATCTAATAACTTCATTGAAGTTTTCATCAAGATTAAACGAAACGAAAAAATCCAGAACTTGCAGGTATTGATTAACCAGCTTGTTCATTACAGGTAGATACTGTTTAATAACTTTAGTCTTAATACCAGTATCTTTTAACATTTCAGCGGCAGCGTCGGAGTAGCTTTTATCCTCCATTAGTCTTAGTTTATTATCACCAATAGAATCACGTTGTGTAATTAGTTCATCTAGTTTAGAATTTGCCTGCCCTAGATCTCCTTCACTACCTGTAAGTTTATTTATATCATTTTGTAATCCTTTAATAGTTTTTTGCAATCTATCAATAGCATTATTGTTTGTATGAATATCTTGTTGTTTTGACCTAATATTATTAAGAGTTTCGTTTACACTTTCTAAACTACTAACAACACTATCTGATTCGGTAGCTACATCATCAAGTGCTTCTTTTAGTTTTACTGCTTTGGTCTTTGCCTCTTTGATCTTGCGATCTCTAAGTTCTTCACCAATTTCTTGTTCACAAGTAGGACATTCGGCGTTATCCTCATAGAACTTAGCATCTTTTACCGTAGTCTTAACCTGTTGCTCAAACTGATGGCGGTAGTTTAAAAGAGTCTGTTTCTTATCATTTAGTTTATTTACCAGTCGTTCAGCTTCGCTATTGTGTTCATCAATGTAGTCTGATGCTTGCTTACACGCGGCTTGGAGGACTTCGATCTCTGACTCATGTTGTTCAATATCTGATCTTTTGGAATCCACTTGACCTGTATTGATTTCTGTAATTTCCCTGATATACTTTCTTTGTAAATCGATTTTCTCACGAGTGAGCTCCAAGTTATAGTTGGCATCTTTTATCTCCTCCTTGAGTTTACCTAGCTTATCTTTCAATATGTTATTCATCTTTGAGAATATGTTAATGTCTAATAGATCCTCAATCACCTCTCGTCTATGCCCAGCATTAAGTTGCATAAATGGAATAAAGGAAGAAGAGCCGAGCACGACGATCTGGTGAAAGGATTTGTGATTTAGTTTTAAGATATTCTGTTCAAGGAACTTTTGGTAATCACGGGCATTGGATGCCTGATTAATCATATTGCCATTTTGCCAGATCTCAAACTTGCCTGGATTGATGCCACGAATGATCTTAAACTCGTGTTGGCCAACATCAAACTCTACTTCAACCATAGAATGTTTTTTGTTAATACTGTTAACAAGCTGATTCTTACTAATAGATCTATGTGGTTTACCAAACAAACCAAACGATAAAGCATCAAGCATAGTAGATTTGCCCGATCCATTTTGTCCTACAATTAAAGTAGAAGGAGATCGAGCTAGATCAATCATTGTTTCATTATTACCGGTAGATAGAAAGTTCTTCCATTTTACTGATTTGAATTTAATCATAGGACCTCGCTATTCTGTGCTTCCACATATAAACTTCTCATCAAACCTTTCATCCTTTCTTTATCTAGGTCAGTTTCGACCGCTTCAACATATGAGTCTAACAATTCAGTAGTATCTTCTACCGAAATGCTATCATCTACCACGTTGGTACCTACGAACTCATCAAAGGTTTCAGCAATCTTAAGTTCATGGATATCTGTCTGCTGGATACGATCAATAAGCCGATCAAACATAAAATGATCAGTCTTGTTGACAACTACCACTTTGACAAATTTATCTATAAGTTCCGCCGTGTCATATCTATTATAATCTATTTTCTCATCATTGTAAAACACTTTTTTGTATATTGTGTAGTTACAACGAATAGGAGTAAGTTCACGAGTATCTGTATCAATGATGTGGAAGTATTTAGGATCTCCAGCATCTGACCAGTTGAACTCAAACTGAGAACCTAGGTAATGGATATTGTCTTGGTTTGATTTAGTATGGAAGTGACCGCTCATTACAAGCTCAAAACGTTTAAACACGTCTCTGGTCATACCGTGTGTATTGGTTACACCACGCATCATTTCAAATCCTTGAAGTTCTAAATGAGCACCTACCCACTGAGCATCACAATTCTTCAAAAACTGAATACTTTCGTTATAGTTCTCATTATTAATCCAAGGGACGCATGCAATCTTAAGGCCATCATAATTCATAACCTTAGGTTGCATCATAATATTAACATTTGATGTGTAGTAACCAAGCAGCTCTTTAAGTGAGCATAAGTCATTTGTATTCTTAAAAAATACGTCATGGTTACCAGGAATGATGTCCATAGTGATACCCATTTCTCTCATAGGTTCAAGAAACATCTTTCTATTCTGGTTTTGCGATTTGAAGTTGATAAACTTACGATGATCATAGTAATCACCCAGATGCAGGATCTGTGTAATACCATGTTCTTTTAGATATGGGAAGAATTGTTCTTCATAAAATCTCCTTTGATATTCTAAAAAAATGTCTGAGCTATTTCTGATACCTGCATGGGTATCATTCAAGACTGCAATCTTCATGTATACTAGGCTCCCATAAAGAGTTCAAGGGCCTTGGGCTTACTTGGTTTACTCTTTTTCTTTTCCTCTTTGGCAAATTCTTTCAGTGTAGCATCATTCTGTCTTACTACTGAGATTCGATCTTTCAGTTGATCCACAAAAGCACGTGTCTGTGAATCGGCTGCAGTACCTTCTCCATCCATTTGAAATACGAAGTCTTCAATACCAGCCTTTTCTATATATTTGAATTTAATGTCTTGTTGTTTCTTCTCCTTAGCCAAACGTCTTAGGAAAGCATAATAACATATTTGCGTAAAGTAAGCAAATGCGTTTGGGTTACCTGTCCTAGTTTGAGCATCAATATTGTAATTAGTAATAGCCTTTAAGCAGTTTTCTACGGCATCCATGACCATTTCTTCGCGGTATGTGTAACGAATAAAATTGGCTTTGTGAGACAAACCCTGCGCAATCTTCAAAAAGCATTGTGCAATATAGTCTGGTACAACCGGTAGTTGTCTGCTTTCAGCTTCAGCTGCTTTCACAGTTTTAACATAGTCAACTACAGCCTGTGAAAACTGTTTGTTGTTAACATAATGTGGTTTTTGTTTAGGTTTCATCGTCTTCCTTTTTTCTTAGGTGAGGCCAATCATTAGTTGTCCAAGAGTAGATAAGATTGTCCACATTGATATTATATTGTGATAATGATCCTTTATGTAGATTTAGATATGAGATCCTATCCTGGTCGTTGGTTAATGATTGGAAGTTTTGATAGTGTGATTGTTTATCCATAAGTTCTCCTTTTTCCATTATGATACTATTCTATCATACTTTGGAGTAAATGTAAAGGAAAAAAAATATTGATTTCATTGAAAAAAACAGTTTACAACTGATGAAAAGTATGTTATAATAATAGAGTAGGTTGAGAGAGGGGGGTATACCCTCAGTGAT